GTTGTAACTACTATTATATCCGCTGATTGTATAATTTCAAATATGAGAGGAGATGCGAGCAGTCAATAATTATATAATAGTAGAAAAAATAAAACAAGGGCCAAAGAAAGTTGGTGGGCTTATACTTACGGAAGATATAGACGAGGACAATAGGTATATAAAGGCCAAAGTAATATCAACTGGTAACCTTGTAGAAGGTATAAACGAAAAAGACATCGTTTATTATGACAAACACGCTGGACATGGTGTTCAGTATAAAGAAATTCTATACCATGTAATTCGTTCAGGCGACGTGGTATTGATAGATTAGACACAAACCACAAACCCTAAGCCTTAAACTTAAAATCGACAATTAACCTAATTATTAATTAACAAAAAAACAAAATCATGAAATTAATGAAAATTGAAACGGTAACATCTGATGCTATCGTTGCTAACACGGGAACAATTCTTAATGTAGATGTAGACAATTTAGAAGTAAACATCGGTGCTTCTGCAACTACTACAACTTTAGTTGGTCCTTGGGGTACTATGACATTTACTGTTGATGGTACTGATGCAGCAGAAAAACTTTCAAATTGCTCAAAAATTGGAGTATATCTTGCTGAAAGAATAGCTGAACTTTGTGGTGATAAAGCTCATTCTAAACAAACAATATTCAACTTAATTCCAACAATAGCTGAGTTTCATACTAAAACTGGAATAGTTCATACTGGTGGTACAGCTAATACCGCTTTAGTATCAACTGCTTTAAGTTAATAGTTGAGATTAACCGCGCAAGATTTGCGTGAAATGAATATCCTTAAGTATTACAGGCTCACACGTAAGTGGGCTTGTAAGACTTACGGGATATTAGACGCAGACTTAGAACTTTTATTTTATTTAGATTGTGAAGGAAGATTCACACGAAAAGATTTCATGGACGGAGCGTATACATTTTCTTGGGACAAAGCAAGATGGGACAGGCTTAGACAAGATGGTTGGATAGATGTGTGGAGACATAGAAATCGTACTACTATTAAATATAGTGTGTACAAAACATCATATAGATGTAAACAGTTGATAAATAGGATTTATAGGATCTTATTAGGGGAGGAAGATATGCCTACTTCAGAAAGAAGTATATTTTATAACAATAAATCATATACAGATAAAGTTTATAATAAAGCTATAGATGATATGATTAAAGACAAAAACAGATAATATTATGCCATACGGAAAAGGAACATACGGATCAAAAAAAGGTAGACCATCAAAAAAAGCAAAAGCTGCTGGTAAGAAAAAAATGATGAAAAAGAAAAAGAAGTAATGTTAAGTAAAATATTTTCAGCAGGAGCTGGTGAACTAGTAAAAAACGTAGGAGGTGTATTAGATAATCTAACTACAACTAAAGAAGAAAAACTAGCTGCAGAAGCTAAAATAAAAGATTTAATTATGGGTTACGAAGCTGAGATGCAAAAACAAGTAACTGAAAGATGGAAGTTAGACATGAACTCAGACTCGTGGCTAAGTAAAAATATAAGACCGCTGGTATTGATATTTTTAGTAGTATGTACTATGCTACTTATATTTATTGATGCAGGCAAAATAAATTTCAATGTAAAAGACTCTTATGTAGATCTTTTACAATTAGTATTAATAACTGTGATCGGTGCTTACTTCGGTGGTAGATCACTAGAAAAAGTAAAAAAATAAAATTATGGGAAAATTTTTTAGTGTAAATGTAAATCCAGATTGTATCAATGGAGATGTTTCTGATAACAACGGTACAGCTGATATAGGTGCTGGTGAGATAGTATTTGATTGGACAGCAGTAGATGTTCCTAATGGAACTAGCCTGCTAAGAAGTATTATAGCTGTTGCAAACGGTGAAGACGGGGCAATTGCTAACTCTGCTATTGATCTTGAATTATTATTTGCAAAATCAATAGACGGTGTTGCACCACCTTCTTTAGGTACTATTAATACGGCGCCAGGTGCTGCAATGAATGGAACTAACTCTTGGTCAAATCACGTAGTTGGGGCTTTTAGATTAGAAGGTGGAACTGCTGCTGGTACGTTAGGTAAAACTCCTACAAGAGTTGTTTATACAGCGCCTGGTTACGAAGCTAATACTAACCTTGGAGGTCCAACTGTAATGGACACCGAAGCTAATACTGGTACAACAAAAGGGTTTGGTAAACTATACGTTGCTGGAATTCATGTAACTGGAAGAAACTACGGAACTGGAGTTTTGGCTGATGGAGCAGTGGATGCTTCTTCTGCTCAATCTACAACTATAACTGTTAAAACTATAGATGCTAGGAAACTATTTAGTATAGGCGATCAAGTATATGTACACGATCTAGATACTCCAATACCTGGCACATTGACTAAGGTAGAGGCTACTACATTAACATTTTCAACAGCTAATACAACTGTAGACATAGCTGATGGGGACGAATTGTTAAACGCAAATCCATACAAAATTAAACTTGGATTTGAACAATAAATAAATAAATTAAATTAACTTAAATTAAATAAAAATGGCAAAAAACGAAAAAGCAACAAATATAACAGCTGAAGAATTAAAAAATCTTCAAGAATTAATAAGTACTGTAAATAGAGCTCAACTAGAGCTAGGTGGACTAGAAAGTAGAAAACACTCTTTAGCTCATCAAGTATTAGCTTTACAAGGTCAAGTAGCAGAAATGCAAAAAAGCCTTGAAGAGACTTACGGTAAAGTAGATATTAATGTTACTGACGGTACTATATCTTACAAAGAAGATGAGCAAGCTGATAAGGAAGATTAGTATAGGTAAAGATTATAAAAATGATGCCATGCACTATGCCGTTGGGCAAGAAGTGTATGGCGGTCATACTATATGTGATATATTAGAAGAAGACGATAAGTATAGTGTTTATATTAAAAAAGGTAAAGATGTTTTGCCTTGGAAAGATTTTAATAAAAACATGGCTGTATCTGTAGAATATAATTTACAGTATTAATGAAAGCGGTTTACAACTTTGTTGTACAACCTGTAAAATCAAGATACAACAATACAAAAGATATAGACGGTAAAGAGCTAATAGTAAACACTGAAATTTATAACCATCAATACGTTAGCAGAGAGGCTATAGTAAAGGCAATACCAACTGTAGGAGAAACAGAAATTAAAGTTGGTGACACTGTAATTGTACATCATAATGTGTTTAGAAGATGGCATAACCAACACGGTATAGAAAAAAACAGTAAAGCTTATATTGATGAAGATACTTATTTAGTACAACCAGATCAAATATTTTTACACAAGCCAAAAGCTATATTTAGCTATCACAATAGAAAATGGCAAGCAATGAAAGGTTATTGTTTTGTTGCACCTATAAAATCAACGGATAAGTTAAGTTTAGAAAAAGAGCAACCTTTAATGGGTGTTGTTAAATACACAGACGGTACGGTTAACGAAGGAGATTTAATAGGGTTTAAACCAAACTCAGAATATGAGTTTATTATAGATGGTAAGAAGTTATATAGACTATTATCAAAATTTATTACAATTAAATATGAATATCAAGGAGACGAAGAAGAATATAATCCAGGCTGGGCAGAGAGCAGTTGATGAATTAATCAAAGTTGCTAAAGAACCAATTGTAGACTCTGATGATGATATATCTGCTGATAGATTAAAAAATGCCGCTGCTACTAAAAAACTAGCAATATTTGATGCGTTTGAAATATTAAATAGAATCCAAGAAGAAGAAGCTTTGTTAGAAGGTAGAGAAACAGAAGAAAAAATAAAAGTCTTTAAAGGCTTTGCTGAAGGTAGATCAAAGTAATGTACGAACAAAATTTAATTAAAGTAGTCGAACCAATTAAGACTAACACTGTTAAAAGGCTTAATAAAAGTAAAAAATGGAAATATGGATATAATAAAGAGCACGATATTATCGTTATATCAAAAACTGGTAAAATCGGTGAAATACTTGAGATACAAAATTTGCGAATTGCATTGCCACAACAACCAGTGCAAGTGTTCTCTAATGAAGTAAAAAAATGGCAACAATTTGAATATCCAAAAGAATTAGCAAGACTTAAAAATATATTTGACTGGAGAGCATACCCTGAAGAAAAAAAAGCGCAGTGGTATGATTATATAGACGAAGAGTTTAAGCGAAGAGAAGAAGGTTTCTGGTTTAATAACAACGGTACACCAACGTATATAACAGGTACGCATTATATGTACTTGCAATGGAGTAAAATAGATGTAGGTGCGCCTGATTTTAGAGAAGCAAATCGACTATTTTTTATATTCTGGGAAGCTTGTAAAGCCGACAAAAGATGTTACGGGATGTGCTACCTTAAAAATCGTAGGTCTGGATTTTCTTTCATGTCTTCAGCAGAAAC